GGAGCGCCGGGCTTGATGCCGAAGGTGGTGAAGCCCTTGGCGACCGCGGCCTCGCCGGCCTTGAGCATGGTGTCGAGCGCCTTGCGGTCTTCCTCGCCCATGCCACCGATGGCCTTGAGCACCTTGGCCTTGGCGATGGGCTCGCCCGGCAGATGGCCGATTTCGGTCTCGGCGCGCTTCTGCAGGCGCTCCATGTCGGCCTCGTCGCGGGCCTTCTGGATTTCGGCCTGCTGGGCTTTCATGAAGGCGAAGGAAGCTTCGCCGACGGCCGACTTGCGCACCTCGGTCTCGCCGACCTTGAGCACTTCGTCGTTCTTGGCGATGTCGGCGGACTTGGTCAGGTCAGCGACCTTGGCCTTTTCCGTGGTGAGCTCGGCGTTGGCCTTGGCGAGGTCGGCCTCGGCCTTCTCCGCGCGCTTGGTGAGGTCGGCTACCGACTTTTCCAGGTCGGCGACCTTCTGCGTATTGTCAGTCATTGATTTCTCCTTGCTGACACGATCGCCGGCGAAATAGCCGGCATGAAAAACCCCGCTTGCGGCGGGGTCGGTGAAAAGCTTCTCGATCTCGTCTTCGGCGTCGGGCACTGCGGCCGTCACCGCTTCGGTGAACTGGTCGATGGACTGGCGCATGGCGTTGATCTTGCCGGCCTCGTCCATGGTGATGTCGGCGACGATGGAGCGGATCGAATTGGTCAGCGCGTCGAAATAGGGCCAGAGCTCCTGGCTGACGTCACACTGGCGCTGCTGCTCTTCCTGCGCGGCGATCAGATCCGCGAAGGACTGCGCGCCGGTCGGCTGATCGTTGCTGGAGATGGCGCCGTAGATCGACTTGGCGACAGCCGCAGAAGACCAGGAATCCGGCAGCTTGTCCTCGGCGCCGAGGGCTTTCGCGCGGCGCTTGATGTGCGCCTTCACGGCGCCCTTGTTCTTTGCCCTGCCGAAAGACTGGATGGCGTTTTCGAGGTCGGCGACATTGGCGATGGGATAGGAGCCATCCGCCATCGCCTCGCCCTTGTCGGCCATGGCCTGGCGCTCGTCGGCGCTGAAATCGCGCTTCAGGATCGCCATCGTCGCGTGCTCCTGGCAGGGCCGGTCGACCGCCGCGATCTTGTCGAGCTTCAACTCGCGGAGGATACGCTTGGCCATCGTCTCGGTCTCCTTATTGCGCCGGCGGCGCCGTAGCGGCGAGCGCCGTGCGCGCCTGCGCCTGGCGCGCCCACATGACGATCATATCCATGTCGCCGTCGGAACATTTGACCTCGATGCCCGGCTCGCCGGTGAGGTGATGCTTCACCTTGTTGAGGTGCAGGCGGATCGTCGGCAGTTCGATGCGCTTTCGGGGGTTGACGCGGCAGGCGATAATCTCTTCCGCCGAGGGCGGCCCCGCCACGTCGACCACCGAGGGCGCCATGCCGGCGGCAAACGCCTCGATGGCGCGCTTGACGTCCGCTTCCTTCGACAGCAGCCAGTGGATCGGCTTCGCCGCGAGCAGGCCGAAAGTCTTCATCAAGCCACCATCTCGCTCTTGAGGCGGGAACCTTCGATGCTGAAGCCCGTGTACGTCCCATCGATGAACTTCGCGAGAACGGCAGGCGGCGGCTTGTAGGCCACCATCAGGCCGGTCTTCTCGGTCTGGATGCCCATCGCCTTGGCGATGTCGCTCGTCATCGGAAAGACGAAGGGGTAATGGCCAGCGTCCGGGCCGGCATGCATCTCGTTGCCTGGCGCACCGACCTCCATCAGGCCGAAGGCGCCCTTGAGCATGGCATCCTCGGGGATATGCTCCGGCACGCGCTCGCCGGCGTGCTCACCGGCGCGGTCGACGTTGAGATCGTAATAGTCCTCGCCGTTGACCTTGCACACGATGGCCCAGCCGAACACCAGGCCCAGCGACTCATCGATCTTGACGATGCGCGCGTCGGCGCTGAATTCGGCCTTCATGGTGTTCATCTCCGGCTCGATGTTCTTGAAGCGGACTTTTGCGCTCTCCTCGCCGTTGAGCCATGCGGCGGCGAGGCGATGATGGCCGTCGGCGATCCACTTCTTGCCGTCGTGCTGGATCACGACGGGAAGCTTCGAGCCTGCGCCATTCGCGGCGATGGCCTTGACCTTGCCGGTGTCGACGCGGTTCTGCATCGCGGTCAGGTCGGAAAGCTTGACCGTCTTTGCCGGCAGATCGGCGCTGTCGGTCAGCGCGCCGAAGAAGCGCGGCACCTGGTCCTCGCGCAGCGTGCCGAGCACGTTGCCCTCGTAGGCGAAGGGCGTCTTGGAGCGCTTGGAATCGAGCGGCTCGAGCTTGCGCGGCGCGTCCTTCGAGACGCCAACCATGCCGCCCGGCGTGAAGCTCGGCACCTTCGGCTTCTTGCCCTTGGGCCATTCGACGCTGGGAACGTGCACGTCGCCGCTGCCTGGCTCGGACATCAGTCGGGCTCCTTGATGCCGTCGAGATACTTTTTCGCTTCCTCGATATCGTCGAACTTTTTCACGACGTTGGCGGTCATCGTGAAAATACCGAGGATGGAAAAGACGAATCCGAGCCACTGCATGGCGGCACTCTGGAGGTAGATGCCGAGCCCTATCGGCGCGATGCTCATGACGGCAAAGTTGATCGTGACGCGCACCCAGCGCCACCGGCGCGAATCCACGATGGTGATGCTTACTCGCTTGGTGCTGGCCATCAGGAAATCCAGAAATCGAGGCCGAACACATAAAGCAGGTGCTCGAAAGGCGTCAGGTAGCGCGCCTTGCCGCGCGCATCGATGCGGATGATGCCGTCGGCCTTGCGGTGGTAGCGAACGCTCATCTCGGCCTCTTCCTGATGATGAAAATCTTCGAGCACCGGCAACCGCAAATCTCGTCGGCCGGCGCCTGCGGATCATGCGGATACCGAAGCCGGTTCCCCGCGCCGCTGATGAACGGCTGGCCCCATGGCACCACCTGGCCGTTCATGGTCTCGTGGCTGAAGCGCTCGCGACCGTCGACGATGGTCGCCCATTTCTGGTCGACCAGCTCGGCATTGATGGCGCCGCTGTCGATGTTCTGCTGCATCGCCTCGTCGCGACCGAGGGAAAGGGCGCGGCCGGCTTCAACAGTCGCGATGTTCTCCGCCCGGTAGGCCAGCATCCGTTGCCGGTAGCGCTCCACCATCTTGTCGATCTGGTCGGCGGAGAGGGGTTTCCCTCCGTCCGCTGCGCGCTGCACCGAGCCATCGAAGCGCCGGTCGCGCAGCGCGCGGCTCAAAGCATCGGCGCTGCCCTGCTCCAAGAGTCGGCGATAGTTCGCCACGGTGTCAAGTTGGCTCTGCGTCAGGCCGATGGCGGCGCGGAAATCCGTCGCGATCTGGCGCGGTCCCTCGCCGCTTTGCAACCCAGCCGCAATGACATCGCGCACCACGGCGCGCTGCTCGTCGGAGAACTCCCGGATGAACTCCAGCCGTTCCGCCCGCATCAGCGCCGCGGCGCGCGGATTGGTCGGGTCGAAGCTGATCGAGACCGGAACCGTGCCGACCATCTGCTGCACCAGCGCCACCGTCTCAGCCGTCGCGGCATCCTGGAAGACGCTGGTGATGGAGCCGGCCATGGTGGCGACCTGGCTGTCGATGACGCCGAGCGCCTCGTTGATGCGCCCCTGAGAGACGAGCTGCACCACATGGCGCACCACCGCTTCCGAGGTCGTCTCGGCGATGAAGGTGCGGAACGCGGCGGCGACGCGCTTTTCCATCGTGGCAAGTAGCTGCTCGAGCCGCGCCTTCTCGTCGGAGAGCGCGTCCTTGCGGATGATGGCGAGCATGTTCAGTCGAGGCCGCAGCGCGGGCCCGCATAGGTGAAGTGCGGCATGCGGTCTTTTCCGATCGCGTCGACCGGCGCCCGCTGCGGCGGCGGTTCGCGATAATGCCTCGGTCCATTACTGGACGGGTGCGTGATCTGCCATGGGGCATCGCCGACATACAGGGCCAGCAAATTCTTCGGCGCGCTGATCCCGCAGGCGAGTTGGTACGCCATGATCTTGGGCGGCGCGTCGACGCTTTGCAGCCAGTCATAGCCGGTGATGGAGGTGATGACGCCTTCGGGCGTGTAGAGAACCTCGTCGCCGATCTGGAACTGATCGTTGTGCTCTGGTTCCATGACAGCCATCACAGCCCTCCCGTCAGCCCATAATCGCGATCGAACTGCGAGCAGACATCAGTGCCGCCGGCATAGGGCGCGCCGACCGATGCCGCATCGCTGGATCCAGCCAGATACGGCCCGAGCAGTTCCTGCACGTTGGTCGGGAAGCGAGCGGCGAGCGCCGGATTCTGCCGGAAATACTCGATGGCGACCGAGCCCGCCTTGAGGCTCTTGGTCGATTGCTCGGTGCTCGAACTGGTGAGCACGTCGGTCGTGCCGTCGATGAACAGCCCGGCCAGTTCGCAGCATGCATCGACAATGGCCTGGACCGCGACGCGCGCGTCGAAGGTCGTGTAGCCTTCGATCCACGTCTGGCGATCAAGCAGACGCGTCGCCGAGACCAGCGCGCGGCCCTTGGCGTCATCGGTTGCCGTCGCCCAGCCGGCAACCGTCACCGAAGCGGCGAGATAGGTGTCGGCAGTGTCGAGGTCGGCGTAGGACGTGTAATCGTCGGAGCCAATGCTCACCTGCGGCATCGCTGCGCTCCTCGATTTGATTTTGACGCGTGAAAAGCGAAAGTGTTGCCCGGCTTCTGTTGCCAACTGCCGGGCGAGTCCGCTTAGGCCGCAATGGCCATCGGCGCGTAATTGTCGTTTGCGACAGTTACAGTGGTGGCCGCGATGAAGGTGCTTGCCATGCCTGACCGCGTTCTCGCTTCACCGCAGGCGTCGATCCTGGTTCATCCCCGTTGGTGGAGATGGCGGGTGCTGCCCCCGCGTCCGACTGCAATTCCACTCGACCGGATTACGGTCATCTCAGGTCCGCCAACGACAAGCGGAAAACTGTCGGGCTTGGAGCCGCCTGTTGGCGAGCCGTGCCCGCCGGTTTCGCGTCTCGCCATGCCCGCCGATTTACCGGAAACGGTCGGGGTCGCGGCCGGGGAGTGTACCGGCGCCAAGTGAAATTCCAATTTCAGGTTGCCACCTGATTTGGTGCCATATTGGTTACAGCGCGCGATTCCTGTCAAGAGGCCGCGCTGTGGAAAATCAATGCGCCTTGATCTTGAGCTTGCCGGTCTCCTCGTATTCCTCGCCATCCGACAGGGTGACGTGGTTGAGGATTTCGCAGGTCTCGTCGAGCGTTCCGCCGGAAAGCCGGACCGTTGTAGTGGTGGTGGTGTGATCGTCACTGACGATGGCGACCGAGCCCGAGACGACGTCCCAGGTCGAGGCGGTGATGGTCTTGGTGCCGATCGCGGCCGACCAGTCGATGCCATAGTCGCGGATTTCGTCCGGGTCTTTCGTCTGCGCCCATGCTTTGGCCATGCTCTAGCCCCCGGTGATCTGCGCTGAGAGCGCTTCGGCAACAATGACCGAGCTCAAGGCGTCGACTGAAAAGGCCGCCGATTGGAGATCGACGGCGAAGCTGTTGTCGGTTTCGTCGGTCGTGATGATCTGGCCCGGCGCAGTCGGAAACGTCAGCGGCACCGGCTCGCCGCCGGATCCGAAGAAGCGGCGTCCCCAGAAATGCCGGCCGAAATAATGGCCGCCGAACATCAGCTCGCGTCCGTCGAGATGGAATTGCGATTGCCGTCAGCGTCAACACCAGCCGTGATGCGGTTCTTGGTATCGGCGGCATCTCGATAGTGCGCCGTGGTGGTGGCGAGCCCGTTCGCCTTGCCGTAAAGCGCAGCGCGCGCCAGGCGCAGGTGATCCTGCACCGTCTCGGAGCCTTCATAGGTGGCGGCGAGCACAGCATCGGCGTTATCTGCCGCGGTCGGGATCGCCAAGCCATCGACGCTCGGCTGAGAGGCCCGGC